CCAGCAATAGTTTGTCCTACTCCATTTCTACCACGTACCCTAATTTCTGGTAGAGGAGCAACAGCATATTCTTTATCTCTAAACCAATGAAGTCCGTCAGCAGCATAGCCTAAGCTTCTTTTATATGTAGAGTTTCTAAGCACGGCTTGGGAAGCTATTAAAGCAGTCATGTAAGCCGCTGCTGAAGAGTAGTATAAGGAACCTTCAGTTATAGAATTTATAGTTAATAAAGTCTGACCACCTGCCACTTTATCTAATCTAGAGATACCAGATGAAGTAGATAGATAATCTAAGTTAGATACTGCTAGAGTCACTGTGTTATTAGGAGCTGAAAAATCTACCACCTGCCCTAAGAAAACAGGATTACCCACTAAAGATGCTCCACTATAAGGATTAAGAGTAGCTACTAAGTAGTCTCCCACAGCATATCCGGCTGTACTGGGTACGCCTAAGATATATAAAGAAGTGTTTCCAGCAGATAAAGTAGCGTCATACTTTTCATAACCATCAATCTTTCTTAAGCCATCCGAGTCAGTAATCTCATAGTTGTTACATGACAGTAAACTTCCAACCTCCGCAGTAAACGGAGAGGAAGATAAGTCCAGCCCTTTATTTAAAGATACCACGCTAGGAGTTAAGTTTTCAATCATGTAAAGTCATATCTCGATCTAGCCCACGATACTACTGGCATCTTATTCTTCTCTAACCTGTGATTAAAGAAGTCAAACTGCTTAGCAGCACGGGTGTATTTAGTTGATTGAGAGTCCCAGCTAGCCCACTTCATTACAGCAGCCCATGCAATCATAGGATGGTATTGGGAAGGAATAGTACTAGGAGTATCTGTGTATAGAGTCAGAGCATTCTGAGAAGTCGTGTAAGTAAAGTGTAGTACATACTGCTTATCAGGACGTGGATAGAAATCCAGATCACCCTCTGGGGTAATGGTAGCATACTGAGGCATACCGAATGTAAGCTCTTGCTCAAAGCTCTCAGCCCATTGTGCCCACGGGATCATTATGATCTTACGTAGTTGGCTATCATCCTCGTTGGTCTGGATAGTAGAACCACCAGTAGTCTGCACATACATGGTTTCATATAAGATCTCAGATATATCTGTCTTCTGTGAATCGCTGACAAAGTTATACCTTCCACGGCCTTTCGACTGGAAGATGTTACCCGCAGGGGTAGGAGATAATTCATCAAAGTATTCGTTTAGTTTGTATTGCTCAGATGCTGTCTTGAAGTACAAGGTGGCCTTTGCTGTGCCTCCTGACCAAGATCCTGAGTGGGTAATAGTCTGAGCTATCTCAAAGTCCGAGTCAGTATCATCACCATTGTAGGTGTATCCTGCTGCTGGAGCTGTAGCTCTATTACCATTCTCTACGTACAAGGCTGGGTAAATGAATACTGTAGCTCTTGCCGTCTTGAATTCGTACTCATCTCGTGCTATCTGCAACTCGTTCCAAGCATCAGATACCCATGTCTTCATATTACGATACATGCTTTGATCTGGAGGGGATGCAAAATTAGATGAGGTTAGGGGGTCAAGATCGACCCCCGATTCCAATATGGCAGTATTAACTAATTCTAAATAAGTCGCCATATATTATCCTCTTATTACTGGTAGTTTGGTTTCTTTTCTTTTGGCTCTTCTTGCTCATTTCTAGTAAGCATCTCATTAGCTTCCATCTTGATGAAGCCTTGCTTGATAGCATCATGCACTTCACCACGTTTAGGCCAACGTCCGAACAGTTTCCAGAACTTCAGGCGAGGGCCGTAAGAAGCTGCTTTACCTACTTCGTTGCCGGGCCAAGGATCAGGTCCGGGAGTCTGGTCTAACACCTCGAAAGGATAGCTAGGAGACTGTTCTACTGTTATACGTTTAGGATCATTATAAGGGAGTGAGGCGTCTTCAATCAGTTGTGGATGAGTTGAATCTCTCAGTAGTGCTACTACTTTGAAGGGTACTAAACAAGGTACTCCTCGTGGGATAGTAGCTGTACGTCCGTTAATGTGGATATACACTGGAAGGTTACGACTCTTAGGCCCGCCGTCCTTGAGCAGTCTAATCTTTACATAGCCCGGAGGTGGTGCTCCATCAGTAGCTAGCTTAACTAGCGTCTGGTGCCTACCTCTGTGCTTAATCATTTCAATAATTTCGGCTTTAGTAGAGTCCTTATTAAAAGCCACACGTTGCAGCGACGCAAATTGGCGAAGCTTAGCAATGGTCATACTCTCTAGGGATTCTTCTACTTCTTGGAAATCATCAGTTGCAACTTGGTCTTTATCTTCTGACATTTTGGTACTCCTTAAGTACTAAGTGGGTACGGCCCCAATAAGGAGCCGTACATTTTCTATATTTTACAAAGTAACTATTAGATGCTACCCACACCAGAACTGTTGTAGCGATTAGCGTACACATATTCAGGAGTGATGCTAGGTACATCAGCAGCTTTGGAGCCCTTGATCGTGAACGTAAGAGTACGGTCAGTAGCAGGGTTGCCAGTTGGGGAAACAGCGCAAGTCATAGTCATAACGGCAGTACCCGGCAGAGGAATGAAAGCACCTACTGCAAAGGGATCGTCACCACCATTTTCTACACGCACCTGTCCACCGGTTTGTCCAATAGTGCTCGATACTACGAAGGCATCTGGATCGTCGACGGTAACGCCTTCATAATCCACACCAGCGTGCAAAGTGATACCAGTAGCAGTGTCGAGGTCGTCCACTCGGAAGGTTACTTCCTGAACAGATACACCAGAACCTACACGGAAAAACTTAAACACGTCATTAGCTGCAATCGGGGTACCGCTAGGCACCTTGATCGAAGCAGTTACTTCAAAGGGACCTTCTTCTACTGGGCGAAAGATGTTGCCAGCAATGAAGGCTTTTGATTTAAAAGTAGCCATTATTATATCCTCCTATTAGTACGCGGAAACAGCGGCTTCAATACGGGTCATCCAAGTCTCGTTGAGACGAGTAGCGACGAACCACATTTTCCAAGAAACCAAGCCACGTTGACCCAAAGGATCTTCATAACTACCAGCCATCTTAGGATTCAGAACACCCATTTCAACGGAGTTCATACCTTGCAACGGAGTTACGGCATAGGCGGATTGGGCCACAATGACCAATGGATAAACGTCTACAGCCGAGTTGGTATTCAGAACACCAGTCGTAGTAGCCGAGCCTGCGCCGAAGAAAGGTTCCAGCTGAGGCGTTAAGATGAAACGAATGTCTTCGAACTTACCGATCTCATAGTCAGAGACTGGCTTATAGGAAGCGTAGTACTCGCGGGTTACAAAGCCCGAGATATCGCGCAAGTCTTGCTCGTAGTTCGTGTGACCGAACGCCAAGAAGGCAGGAGCAACAGGCTCAGTAGCGATGTTACCAGAAGCAGAGATCATCTTGGTGATGTGCTTGCCGTGGTTAGCTTTCAGGATACGCTGAGCCGAACGGAGTTCGTCGTCAGTGATCGTAGCCAGAACAGTAGCACGAGTAGTGGCAACACCGGAATAGATCACCGAAGTACCGCCACGAATAACAGCCCACACCAGAGCTTCTTTAGTTGAAGCAGCTTGGTCGCCACACAGCATGGTCATATCTTTCAATACGGCATCCTCATGCGTATCTTGGATAACGTCTGTAAAGCCTACCCAACCACCATACTGAGAAATGGTAGACGAAACATCTTCGTATTCCATAACGGTAGGTACTGGGGTTACGCCTTCAGTCAAAGCTGTAGGGGACACATCAAATGGAACAGGACGACGCCACTTAAGGGTCAGACCTTTGTTCTTGGGCAGAGCTTGAACCTCTGCAAATTTTTCCAGCACCAGAATCGGCTGAGCATGTTCCAACATTTTTGCTACAGCGAAGATACCGATACGAGGTGAAATATCACCATATTGGGTTCCTGAAAAAGCCATGAGCTTTCCTCCTTAATTACATTTCTTGTTTACGGATTTTATCTTGAAAGTACTTAAACAAAGATTCCTCGTCCTCGGGAAGTCCATCTCCTCCGGGCTTAGCTACACCACTTACAGCGGATGGAGCCGAGGATCTAAGTTTACGTTCTCGTTCGTTTGCGATTGTAGCAGCCTTAGGATCAACAACAGCAGGTGCAACAGCAGCTGGTACATCTGCTTTAACCGGCTCAGCTACTGCCTGAGGCGGGTTCAGACGTTGCATATCTTTAGTAAACTTCTCAAACGCAATTAATACATCCTCTGCGTAGATAGAAGTAGCCAAAGACAGCATACCTTCTGTTTGTTGTTCTTTCCATTGCTTATATGTTGGATGCTTGAATACTTCGTGAGCTTGTGGTACGGCAGCTAGGAGCTTAGCGTTCTCTCTGTTCCAGAGTTCTTCATCGTCTCGCTGGCGTAAGTCACTACGTATTTCTTCAGTTCTGGAGATTACTTCTTCACGTATAGGAGTTGCTAGTTCTTCCTTCAGACTTAACAACGTGTCTGCTAGGATAGGATCTACTTCCCGTATAGCTGCGATCTTCTCATCCAGTTTGCTGTTACTTTTGCTAGCAGCAGGTGGCACTTGTGCGGCCAGAGGGTCTGGGCGCTGTGTCGTAACTTTGCGTTTCAGTTCTTCAACTTGACGTTGTAGGCTAGGGACGCGTCCCTCATCTGACCTGATCTTATGTTCTAGTTTGTCTTTCTCGTCTTTCAACGCCTTGACTTTTTCTTGAACATCTGCTGGTAGAGCGGCAAACCATTCTTCCGGTGCTGGCGCTGGTGTAGCAGATACTACAGGTTTTACCTCTTCAGGGGCAACAGCTTCAACAACTGCTTGCGCCTCAGGTTTAATTTCTTCTACCAGTTCATTTTCCATAACCTTGTTAAGGTCATCATCCGAGCCACTTTGAATGGCGGTTTGGATTTGGGCAAAGATCTGGTCTTCTGTCAATTCGGCGTTTAGACCCGGTCCGGGGTTATTAGTTCCATTTGTCATTATATCTCCTTATCGGGCCTGTCTTTTTAGGGCCGAAGTTTCTACTGCGAGAAGGTCACGGATGTACCCAGCTCTCCCTCTCAGGTGGTTCGCTTCATCATGCGAACAGTCTTTAGCCATGATCTTGTCATATATAATCTGTAGATCAGTAACTAACTTGGGTTTCAACAGGCCCCACTCACGGGACCTGAAGTTAAACTCGTCATCAAAGCTATCGTTCATATTTAGATACCACTTCCTGTTGCAGCTTTCATCTTAAGCTCTTGTTGTATAAGCATATTCTCTCTCATCTTACGGGTCTCTTCCATCATGCCTAAGAACTTCTTGGTTTCATCCGAACGTACGGCAATGTCGTGCATAATAGCGTTCTTCTTATCCACTTCCTCAGTGTGTGCAGCCAGTTTAATGAGCTCAGACTCTTTATCGTTCTGAGAACGCAGGACCATAGCTTGAGATTCCACAGTACGAGCGTAGTTAGCCGACATCTTCTCTTCATGCTCCCACTGCTCACGCTGCTGCTGTTGCTTAACCTCAAAGGCTAGCGTCATCTTCTTGAGTTCCAGCTCAGCGGCCTTCATTTCCACCTCTTTCTGCTTAATTTGCAGTTCGATCATGGTAGGGTTAGGCTGCTGTGCAGCTTGTTGCTGTAGCTGGGCTACCTCTTCTTCAGATCTTACGATATCCTGAGATGGTAAGTGCATCATGGATAGACGGGCACGTACGAGGTTAGCCTTGTTAAGTACCATAGCTAGCTCTGGGTCTTGCTTAGACTCCATACTCAGGCGTTCTATATCCCTCAGATACTGCTGCTTGTTCTTGTACTCGGTGGATGTGCGCACATCAATACTGTAGTTGCCTTTGATAGAAGGATCTGGGTTGTACTGCATATTCCAAGCCCAGAAGCCACGAATAACCTTCTCAGTTACGTTATCATCCCACTCTTCCGATAGGAAGTCTAGGATGGTGGTGGCATTACGCTCTAAGAGCATAGCTCCAGTGGCAGAATCCATAGATCCACCACCTTGCATACCAGCAGAGATCATAGGAGTCGAGGACTCCTCTTCTGCAAAGGTACGAGCAGCATCAAGAACCGGCATCAAGTCCCCAACTACGTTAGGTACGTTAAAGAATTTAATAGCTTTCTCTACGTCTACTTGCGAGTCAGTCATGTACCACACTTTACGTGGCTCAATCTCCCACTTGTTATCAGCTGGTTCTACGAAGTGTTTGTGCATAGCTACCTGAGGACCAGACGAGGCCGAGGCATTGTCCAGAATCATGCGCCAAGTTTCCTTGGCTACACGCTGAGCATCTTTCATAAGCTGAGGAGCACCAAAGCCCGCCCATGAGGCAGGGTCTTTAAGCCACACAGACACAGCATAAGGCAGCTCGAAGGAAGCCTCAATGTTTTCTAATTCAATTCTAAGCACCTTGCCATTGCAGGTCCAGACTTCCCCGTAATACTCATCATCAATAGCTTCGTAAGAAGGCTCAATGCCTAGAGCTCCCAACTGGTCAGCAGTAATAGGTCCATGGTATTCCAGAACTATGTACTTGTCTTCAAACAAGAAAGGATTACTGGAGGTGATACTGGAGTACTCTGAACAGGTAGAAGTCATGTAGTCAGCTGGCTTCGATTCTAAGGCTAACCTAACCTGATCGGCATCAAAGCCGGGATGCTGAGCTAATCTCTTAAGATCAAAGGCTGATTTAGGATGTACTTCAATGGTATCACCAGCCATATCGAAGTTGTTGACGGTATCATCTGGGTAGAAGAACCAAGGGTTGACGTATTCAATAGATGGGTACTTATCATTGGAGATAGCTGCCAGCCACATAGTAGGATCGGCTGGGTTGGGCTCGTATTGGTTATAAAGCTTACCAGTGTTAACAGGTCCTTTAACCACCCCTACGCCTAAGATAACCCTATCTTCAATAGCATGACGGCACTTCTTACCGTAGGTACAGTGCTCAAGCTGGGATTCAATTACCTTCTCCATAGCCCTAGCTTTAAGTATCTCAGCCGGATCTTTGGTGATTACAGAAGGTCCTAAGGACCAGTTCTTCTCTCCACCAGCAAACTGCATAGCTACCGACTGGGCGATAGCAATATCGCACTTATTACGTACGATGTTATAGTAGGGGCGTGTTGAGCTGGCTGAGTCAGAGAATGGGCGAGAATAGGACACTTGCTCAGCTACGGCAAGATTGCCATAATAGAGCTCCATAGAGCTTCTCCATTGGGACTCTTTAATAGAGCGGCGTTTAGCTCTATCGAAGAACTTAGACTCGATATCACGAGCAAGGCTATCTAGAACCTTTTCGCGTTCATCAGCAGCATCCTTCTCTTCTTTCTCTAAGAGCTCAGCCATCATATCCAGCTCTTCCTCGGAGTACTCCTTGGCAGGTTCTAATTCTTCTTCGTTATATGTCGTATCTTCGGGTTCCATTATATACTCCGGTAGATGTTATCTGGGTCTTGGACAGGGCTCTTGGTAGATTGTTGATGATATATCTCAACGCATCCATCAAGTGATCGTCTTCTTTAATTACCTTACCCTTGAGGTCACGTCTGTACAGCATATACTCTTTAGGGAAGTTTTGTAGTGTGCTAAACACTTTGAGCTTACCAGCAGCCAGCCTATTCCAAGTATCTGTGATACCTGCATCTACTGCATTGATAGCTGGCTTAAGGTTTAAGCCGTTCTCTTTGTAGAGAGCTATCATCTGCATACCGTCAGTCTGTGACTTTCCACGAGAGGCCGGATCAATTACTCCGGGTATCCACTTACCTCTAGTCATAATAGACATGGCATGAACAGCAGGGGGTTGCTCGGCTACATAGTGTTCGTCATATATGTACACTGTGTCTGTATCCACATCAATAGCCGCCCAAAGGGCAGCTGTTCTATTCCAGCCCACATCCAGAGCGTACATGCGCTTCCAGTGATCTGGTATCTTGAATGGGGCACATTGAATCTCTTCTAATGGAATAGGGTAGATGTTACCTGAACCCATAGCAGGAGTGCCTTTGGAACGGGCATCCCTAAGATGGGGAGGGCAGTCGGCTAACATACGAGTCTTAGCTTCTTCATCGAGCCAAGGAGCATCATCCCAACCAGCTGTAATAACAGCTTTCGAGGTGTTTAGTAGGGCTACTCGTGAGTCCTGCCCCTCGTCTACGTCCTTGCCAGCGTCCGCAATGAAGGGACGTTTAGACCCAATAAATGTGGCTTTCTGGCAGAAGTTAACAACAAAGGGGGTTAAGCCGTGGAGTGGAGTAAAGGTATTAATCATAATACCGTTGGTTGTCATGGTACGCATCAAGCACTCATTGTAGATCAAGGCAGGAATCTCTTCGTCTGCCCATACGTAGTCTTTAGCCGTACCATAGAAAGCTTGCACATCCTGTTCGTAGTTCTTAAAGCCAATGGTAGACCAGCCCCCAGATACGTGCTTGACTTCGATAACATCAATACCCTGAGGCACACCAGCAAGAGACCAGCTACGACCCATAAGGTCGGCTGGAATCATACCAGTACCGGGGCTACCAATAGCTCCAAGTAATTCTTTTTGTACTACGTCACGAGTAGAACGGGCAGTGGAGCCAATAGCCCAGCCATGCGTAGGCTTGTCAAATACCTTACCGTTCCACCAGACTGGGTAGATACCAGTAGCATGGCAAGCCACCTCGTAGGCTCCAGCAATACTCTTACCGGAGCGGTTCGCTGCCATAAAGGATCTTTCGTGGTAATCCTTACCGGCGTCGAAGAACAGCTTGTGCTTAGGGCAGTTATCAATACTAAAGACTGATCCATCAATGAACCACTTCTTTACACCAGCCTGTGCTAAGCGCACCTCATACTCATCCATTAGAGCCATAGCCTCTTGAAGAGTCTTGGCATCCATAGTCCCTTTATTTACAGCAGGTAGCATACGAGAATACCATCGGATTGATGGAAGCTGAGAACTCTGAGACTGGTGGCTTGGAATACCTTATCGTAGGCTTAGTGCCAGATGAAGTGACCAAGGCTATCAAAGCTATTCCTATCGCTAAAGTATTCTCGGACCCTTCGGAGTCCTATGTGTACCTAGCCCCAGATGGCAAGGGAGGATACAGCCGCGATGAGCAGCCAGCCGCAGCCGTCCAGTAATCGCTGGGCAGAACAACTGATCCAAGAATATAAAGAAGGGGCCTCCGATGTGGAGGTCGCTTCTGCTTTAAATATTACTATGGACAAATTCCAACAGCAGTACAAAGAAGTACTGGTGTTCAGACAACTTGTAGACCTAGGCCGTATGCTATCCACCGCATGGTGGTACAAGCAGGGCCGTGTCAATCTCAATAACAAAGCCTTTAATAACGTACTCTGGATCTTCAACATGAAGAACCGTCAAGGCTGGGCTGAGAAGACAGAATCTACTACTAATGATATTCCTATTGACCAGCGCAGTCTGGATGAGTTGCAGGGTGCTATCCTAGCTAAAATGCCGGGTGTACTTAAGAGACTGGGCATCAAAACAACTGATGCTAAGTTACTTGAAGCTACCTCAGTGGAGGGTTAATGAATCTGACTGATCTTCAGAATGCGCAAGATCTGCTAACATCTA